CTATTTGCAACTATATACTTCACCAACCATAACTGCATCTGTTGGTGCAATATCTGAAATATATTGCATAGAAGTATCTTGCGCATTATAAATCACATTACCACCCATCGTAGCCGCTTTGTTCATAAGGTCTGATGCCGCATCGCGAATAAGTTCACTATGTGTTTTAAGTCCAGAAAAGAAACTGCTACGACGTCCCTCTATTTTCCCCAAAAACTGGCAAGAATCTGCAGGCTTAGTATCAATAAATTGAACTTGGCGACCAGCAGCAGTTGGTTGATATTTATCGCTACTACACGCACCTAAAAGCAAAGTTGCTAACATTACAACACCAACAAATACTGATTTTTTGATAGACATAATATTTCCTTAGCCAATATAACAAAAAATAATAATGAGCCAAGTTATTGTATCAGTTTCATTAAGCAAAAAATATTAGTAATTAAGCGAGAGGAAAACTTTATAAATACATTTCAGATTAAGAAATAATCAAACTAACCTAGTTTATTAATTAATTATAGCAAATTCGATTTAACTCTATTATAATCGCAACCCTACTAACTTAGTAGCACGCCGAAATGGCCCCTTAGCTCAGTTGGTCAGAGCAGTCGACTCATAATCGATTGGTCACTGGTTCAAGTCCAGTAGGGGCCACCAATAAAACCTATTTAAATCAAGAAATTACATCAAATAATCAACATTAGCAAACTAACTTATTTTCTTAAGTGGCGGTGAAATGGCGGTTGAGTTTCTGATTGGTTGGGCTGTATTTTATTGCACAACCCACATTTACCATTAATTTAGTTGATGATGGCGGTTTGAAGAAAACGGTATTTTTACATTCGGATCAGGGCATGCGCTGGGTACGATTGTTTCTGAGACAGATTGCAATACTGTAAATGAGTGACAACAGTAAATATTTGTACATTGCCGATATTGTTTACGAGTTATATTGCTGAGTTCTTCGCTAGTTCTAATCGTTGTTTTTGATCTACAGTGTGGGCATTTCATCGATACTTTACCTCTTCTTTAATTTTTAGTTAATTTTATATTAACTTTTAATTAAATCCAGTATTATTCATTTTCTTCTTTGGGTTTTTCGTCATCACCTAATTTAATTTCTAGCTCAACGTAGGTGGTATAACCACTGTTTGTGTCTAAGCTGTGTGTGCAACGGGTTATTGTCCATAGCGTGGAGTCGATTTCCTTTTTGAATCCGTCAACCGATGCGGGCATTTCTGGGTAAATATCGGGGCGACCTTCGGCAAGGTTGATGCTAAATTGTGATGCACCGCGTTGTAATTTGTACCATTCATTATGAGCCGCTCGGTATGCATTTTGTTTTGATGCATAGGTATGTCGCAGTATTTTTACGTTTCCGTCAGCGCCAGCAAGTACGCTGTTTTCATCTTTGCTTGTTTGGTTGTTTTTGGGTTTTGTTTTTCGAGTTGCCTTGGCTTGCTGTTTTTTTTGTTGCCGGTAGTCAATCCAATACGCTTTTACACCAGTGTAAGCATTTCTATCAGCAATAGCAAAACGATGCTGATCGCCAAGTTTACGGGTGATTGTTGTTGTCGGGATGTCTTGACCATTTACTGTTTTTGCCAATCCTTTTTTGAAAATAATCAGCATGCCGTTTTTTAATGTTACAGCCGCATTAAAATCATTACATAAACGGGTTAAGAATGATGCGTCAGATTCGTTGGTTTGATCTATATGGGCAATGTGTTCATACTCTATGCTATTATCTATTCTGTATTGTAGATCGTGCCGCTTTGCGATTTCTTGAGTTATTGCTCCTAGCGTTGTGCTGGAGTAACTTTTTTCAAGCTTTTCATTTAATGAGTCACGTAAATTGGCGCTTTTTCCCCTAATTGATAGTACGTCTGGCGTTCCTGAGTGCTCGCACTCGTCAATAGTGAAGATGTTTTGTAATATAACATTATCATTAACCCAGCCTAATGATACGCTAATTTGAATCCCCCGTTTGGGCAGTTCAAGCTTGCCGTCGCTATCATCTAGTTCAATCGATATGGTGTCAGCATCTAACCCTCGATTGTCAGTAATTTGCATTGAGATTAGGCGTTTGTCAAAATTCGATGTAATATCTTTATCATCAATAGTAATGGTGTAGGTTGGTTGTTTCATATCATTCCTATAATATCAGCGAAAGGTAACCAGTCGGGAGGGTCAACTTTTGTTAGTGATATAGTGAATTCAATTTTACGAGGCGCACCATCTTTAAAAAATTCGGTTTTTGTTTTTTTTAAGTTAGTCATTACAAAAAAGCCAAGTGGTATGCCAGATCCTTCGATTAATGGCCATGAATAGCCAAGGTCGGCCATTCTTTCTAAAAGTGCTAAACTTAATCTACCCCCCGTTAATTCTGGATACAATACGCCAGATAAGGTTATTGTTTCGTTATCACGACCAATAAATTGTAATGCTGAACGCTGATTTACCCGTGAATTAGCTGGGAACCGCCAGTCTTTGTTTTCTTCTGCAGTCTGATAGGGTATTGTTTTTAAGCTGAAAACAAATAAACCATAACACATCATCATATTAATCGATATCCCTTAAACTTGATCGGTAGCGCGCTGACTGATTACGCTCACGCCGTTCTATCTCTTTAGCCACGCAACGTGCTAGTTCTTGTTCATTCATGCCCGGCGCGGCATTGATTGTTATATAATATTGTGATACGCCAGAAGCTCCACTGATAGGGCGGCGATTATCAACGACAACGCCATTTGAGAGTTGTGAGCCTGTTGTTATTATGTCATTTGCAAATCGTTTAATTTTATGAATTGCATCATCTTGATTACCCTCAATGCCATTGATATAACCATCAACAGTATGACTACCAAATTTTGCAAATAAACGCGAAGGTGAGTGAATATCTAATGTATTTTTAAATCGGTTGCTGATTTTTTTTCCAAGTTGGTTCATTGAGCGCAATGCCTCGCTTTGGTTATGTTCGATGCCGTGTATATAACCGTCGATTGTATAACCACCAAACTTAGAAAAAACTCTTGATGGGGAATGAATATCTAGTGTGTTTTTAAACCAGTTGCCAATATTGGTGCCAAGATTTGATACTGCTTTTTTTGTTTCATCCCATTTATTGTTGATTCCTGTGATGACCCCATTAGAAATATCAGAGCCGATTCTAGATAATTTATTAAATATGCTGTTTTCGCCAGTAAATGCCGCTTCAATCTTTTGAGACATATCATTTATTTTTGTAGGGATTAATTGTATAAAGTCAATAATATCTTTAATTTTTAAGTATAGTTTGTTTAACATACTTAAAGGCCATCGAATTGCCTCGCCGACACTTCTCCCAAAAGATTTGCCTGATTCTTTTGCATTTTTGAACTCTTCTTTTGTTAACTTTACTGGTTCAAACAGTTCACAAAACCAATTTATTAAGCTACTTATTTTTTCTCCAAGCCATTTAAATCCGTCACCGATTGTTGTAACAAACGGTTCAAGGTATGAAAATTCTTCAGCTACGGGCGATAATGATTCTTTTAATCCCTCCCAAAATCCAATAAACCAAGCTTTAATTGGCTCCCAGTATTTACGAATTACCAATGCGGCAATAACAATAACAGCAATTATTGCCGTAATTGCCAACCCGATTGGAGTAAATAAAAAAGCGCGACCAACAGAAGTAAATATGAACCCTAAGCTTTTTAACGCGGCTCCAAGGGTTTTTATCGGTGACCCTGCTATTGAAAGTAAAGCACGTCCAAGCGTTTTCAATCCACCACCGGCTATATTTGTTTTAGTGAATAAACCACCCAGAGACAACCCTAATCGTGATAATATAAATCGGGTCATCAACATTGGACCAAATATACTCATTATCATTATTGCAAATGCACCAAATGCAGTAGTAATTGTTGCTAGCCCCGCACCAATAACAACCAATGCTTTACTTACCGCTGGATGTTTTTTGAGAAACTCACCAAATCCATGTAATAAATTAGTTAGACCTTGAACAGCTTTACGTAGCCAGTCATTATTTTTTTCGAATAGTTCAACGCTGATGTTTTCAAATGCAGCATGTAGCATTGTCATATCACCGGCTAAGTTGTCGAGTTTTATTTTTGCTACTTTTGCGGCTTCGCCTTTTGAATTATATAATTCTCGACGCATGGCTTGGAATTCCCCTGTTTCAACGGTTGCCATTAATTCGTTAAATCCAGTAACTCCGATTTGTCCTGCAATATCTTTATATATCGCCGCTCGTTGCACGTTGCCCATGTGAGATGTAGCTTTTTGTATTTCTTCAAATATATCTCCAAGATCTCTCATGTTGCCGTTTTTATCTGCAGTTTTTATTTCCAGTTTTTTAACCGTGTTACTATTACCAATTCTAATTAGAACTTGTCGAAGAGATGTACCTGCTTGGCTACCTTGAATACCAGCGTTACCTAGTAGCGCAGTAGCGGTAGTTAGTGTTTCCAAACTTTGACCGTATTGCTGAGAAATACCAGCAGTATACTTAAGGGATTCCCCCAACATTCGAATGTCAACATTATTGCGTGTGAATGCGGCAGTTAAGGCATCAGATACTTTCCCCATTTCTTCTGCTGGAATGCGCATTGCTTTTTGTATGTTTGAAGATATATCGGCGGTAGTTGCTAAATCAAGATCACCAGCGGCGGCAAGGTTCAACACATGAGGCATTGCTTTTAATATTTGATCTGGATTATATCCCGTTCTGCCTAAAAAATATTGTCCTTGAGCTACCTCGCTATCAGTAAATTTAGAGACTAATGGCAATTCTCGTGCTTGTTTTCGTAGTGCTAACATACGAGGATCGTTTTTATCGTCAATTCTGGTTACCGCTTGCGTTGCGCTCATGCTAGCGTCAAATTCGTATCCGACATGTAGCAGATTTTTCATACCTCTGGCTACTGTTTTCCCGGTCGATAGGGCACCATAGCCAACTCCACCAAGTACCGCCATGCGTTGCATGCCTATATCGTATTTTGAGCGAATTTGGCTTATTTTTTGTTGACGTATGTTTAATTGTTTTAATCGCTCTGATTGCTGCCCAATGCTTTGATTGACGCTTGTTATTTGGTTTTTTAATGTAATTTGATGTTGTGTTAAATTTTTAGTGCTAATTCCAGATTGGTGTAACTCTGCACGCAATGGTGTTAATTTATCTTTTAATTTTTTTGTTTCTGCGGTTGCCTTATTAAATTCACGTTGTAACGCCTTTGTCGGTGTCGTAGTGTTTTTAAGTTCAATCGCTAATGACTTAGCTTTATTTTTTGCCTCTTCAAACTGTTTTCTTAACTGAACAAAGCCATCAACATTTTTTTGAGTGTTGTTAAGTTTGTTTAATTGATTACGAGTGTCTTTTAATTGTTGAGCCAGCTCCTTAGCCCCACCCATAACATTGCGAAGCGGCCGACTTGTTTTATCTATGCCGTTTAACGTAATTTTTAATTGTAAATCATTCATCAGATGCGCCGCTTCTTAGGCGAGCTTGTCCTCGCCATTCCATTAGTTCAGATAGGGTAAATTCATACATAGCAGACGGTTGCCAATGAAAAATTGAAGCAATATCTGCCATTGCATCGTCTACTCTGGCTGGGATTCCGTCGTTACATCGTTCGATGTCGTAGACAAAAAAACAGCAATAACTTGTGTGATAGCTGATAAGTCAATTAAATCTAGATTGAAAACTTCGTGCTCTGCAATGGTGGGCGTTGTGATACGCGGTAATACTTTTGCGAGTGAATCAATATCCAGCTCAATAAAGTCAACTAATTTAATTCCACGTAAATCACCCGTTAATGGCTTGCGGATTGTTAATTCTGTGATAGTGTTTTTACCTGATTGTAGTCCTGATTTTAATTTAACTTGTTGTGTATTTTGCATAACTTTTACCCTCGTGTTAGTGATAGTTGTGATAGCCCTTGCGGGCTATGTTTTGTTTGTTGATTTTTTAAATTCCGATTGCGTGGCGAGCCTGCTTTAATCGGTCTTTTCCGCCAATTTTGTCAATCATATTGATAAAATCAATTTCGGCGCTTTCTTCGTTGTCGATAACTTCTTTATAGTAGGTGCAGTGTGTGGTAATCTTTGTTGAGTTGCTCTCACCTTGTTTGAGTTCACCGCGATCTTGTTCTTTGTGGCGACCCGTCATAATGATTTCGACTTTAGTGAAATCTTCACTATCATCTTTTTGATAAGCACCCGCAAAGCGTAATTTGACGCCATTTAATAAACCGCCGTGCTGTTTTAATACTTCGTAGGCAAGGCCGCCAATTGACCATTCTACAACTAAAGCGTCATCGTCATAGCCAAGGTCAATAGGGGCTGAACCAGGCATACCACCACCGCGGAAATTTTCAAGTTTGCGAGTTAGTTTTGGAGGCGTGAATGATTCAACCTGACCGATGTAAGAAGTACCGTTAACGTAAACGTTAAAGTATTTGAGTTTTTTAGGTAAAGCCATTGATTTTCTCCTTAACTGGTTGCCACTGAATTAGCTAAATCAACCAAATATTTATCAGTGATACGCTGACGTAACATTAGGTTTTCGAGTGGTGGTACTGGGGTATAGTCATAGTCAATATATAACTTACCCGCTTTTAAAATATCTGGCGTGTTCGCTTCAGGATCAAACCATGCTTTGCCATCAACAATGTAACCGTTCGATTTTAATTCACGGAATTTATTATTAATTGATTCGATCAAATCCTTGATTAGCGAAGCGTGCATTGGCGCATCAACTAAGGCAAATTGAGCCTCGGCAATGGTATCAGCCAATACTTGGGCTGTGCGCGTGTAGTTTTCAAATGCAAATAGGTTATCAGCGGAACAGGTGCGTGATCCCCAAAAACGGTAACCTTGGTTACAAATTAATGTGGTTACTTCATGTTCGTTTAGGTAATTTGAATCAGAGCTTTCTTCTTGCAAATCCCAAAAGACATCATGAGAAATACCCGTTACACCGTTAACGGTGACATTTGATAATGTTTTATGCCAGCCGACCTGTTGATCGATTTTGGCACGCAAGCCAATAGCCCTAGCAGTTGCGGCTAATGTGATGTTTTGTTTTTGTGTGGTGTCAAATCCAATAAAGTCTGGCCAAATTACCATGGCTTCACGGGCACCTAGCTGATCACGATAAAGTACGGCATCTTCTTTGTTTTTTGCTCCGTAAGCTGATAAGTAGCAAAATGCACGCAATTTTTGTGCTATTGATATTAATGCCGTAGCAACGGGCAGAGAATCATAACCAGGTACACCCAAAATACGTGGTTTAACTTTAAGTTGAGTTTGTGCCGAAAGTAGGGCTTTCATGCCTGTATATTTGCCGTCGCTGGTTGTTGTACCAATGATGTTTGCTGTTGTGTCGGCTTCTGTTGCACCTGCTTCAACACGCACAGCAACAATAACGGGTGAGCACTGATCGGCAATAGCTTCAAGCGTTGGTTTTAGTGTGCCTTGTGAACCTGCTTTACCAATAGCCGAATTTACATTAGTAATTAAAATAGGGGTGTTAAGTGGAAAATGGTTAGCGTCCGCATCATCGCCAGTACACACAATCCCAATAACAGCCGTTGAAACGGTTCTGATTGCTCGTGCACCTTCATTAATTTCAATGACTCGGACGCCGTGGTGGTAGTCGTTTGGCATAAGTTCTCCGGTGTTTTACGATTTTGTAAAATAAATGTACGGAGATAGTTGCACATTAAAAAAAATGGTGTTAGTTGTTCAGGTTGTAGATTTTGTTTTTACAAGTTGAATAGCTAACACCAATATTTTAAATATTGCGTGGTTGTTCTGGCCAATTGATATCAGACTGGTTAATATCGACACGCATTAACAATATTCGATATTTTTTCCATTGTTTAAGTTGCTCTTCTTCGTTTGCTTCTTGCATATCAAGATCAATGGTATCTTGAAGCACTGTTATTTTTTCATTTGCTTCATTGGTTAATTTTTGTTTTTTTGATTCATTTATTGCGATTACTTCTTTGGTTGTTAATACTCGTTTGACCGCAATTGGATAACCAGACTCATCGGGTTGTATAACTAAACCAGCACATTGTTTTTGTAATAATTCAGAATGATATTTATCAGCAATTATTATAGAATTTTTTGGCGGTTCACTAATATTAGAATCATAAAAGCCGTTTATTTTTGCATTATAAAATATCATTGTTTTATCTCCCGACTGCTATTACTTGTAATAAAGAATCAACATAAATATCCCCAACCTTACCAAACAATCTAACTGATTCTTGTGTATTGGGTAATGCACTAACTGCATGACATCCGTCCGCCCCGTCACTAGAAAGCGCAAAATAAAAGCTTTTTGGAAATGCAATCGGCAACGGTGCAACTGTACCGTTAATACCGTCGACACCAAAGAACATGGCCTTAAAACATTGAATAATAAGTCCGTCTGCACGCCGTAGAACAATTACAGAATCATTAATCTCATATTTGTAATCTGCTAAGCAGATCAATTCCGAACCGTTTAAAAGAGGACGTTGTTCGAACTCAGTTTTTTCACTCACACCAAAAATATATTCATGTCCATTTCTCTTTTTTAAGGCTGGTAATGCATTAATATCGACAGCATTTAAAACAATGTCTTGTTTTAATTCCTTGTTATTAATTTTGCGTGTGATTGGTACATTCTTTTTTATACTCTCGTCAACATATTCACGAGTAGCTAATACAACGGAAGGGTCGATTTTTAGTGCCACAGAATCAATATTATCAACAACAATAATCATTCTGATAACTTGAGTTCTGCCACTACCTTCGGCAAGTTTTGGCTTATAGGTTGATGGGCAGTTACCTACAGCTATTAAATTGCCTTTATCATCATACAGGCCGATTTCATGAATAAACCAACCGCCCTCATTTTCGGGTATCACTTGTTCAGCAATAATTTGGTTAGGGTTGTTTTTATCCACTGATAGAGAATTTAAGGATGCTCGGCGGACTTCGTTAACCAGTGCGGTTTGCGTGGCGATAGGTTTTGGTATCGAACCATTACCATCACCAACTGCCATGCTGGTTAATTTTAGCGGAATCCCTAACGCGGTTGCATTAGCTAATAGTTCTGCTCCCAATTTTGTTAATATTGTATAGTATGTTTGGCTCATGGTTTTATTCTCATTGTGTCGATAAAATGTATAGCCACACTTGAGTGGCGCTTAGATAAAGTAGATATCGTAGCTGTAATATAGGGATAAACATTAAGTGTATTAATGCAATGAATTGTTGCACATAAATGGCGTTTTGTTGTTGTATGGATGGTTTGAGTAATATACGGGTAGATACTCAATGTATTACCATCGTAACTGCTGGCACCCATAGCTGTGTTACCGCTTGTTACTAGTTGTAGTGATAAACCTGATAGATGCCTTGAAACGGGTTTAATATCATCAATAAGTCGACTCAACTCTTGATAGGATTCATCAGTAATACCTTTGTCTGATATGCCAATTTCAATTGCAAATGTGCCAGGTGTATTGTTGTTTTGCCACCATTCAATAATATTTATCAAATAGCCGAAAGGTTCAACCGCACGGCGGATGGCTTCTTTCGTGCCTTTTAACTTGTGAATTTCAAACGCTTCGGCAATAACTTTGCGTTTTGTTTGTTCTGGCCAGTTTTCATCCCAGCGATCAACGCTATATTGCCAAGCTAAATAAGGTAATAGTTCAAATGGGCATGTTTTTGGATCCCAAAGTGAACGTAAATGAATAGGTAGATCACAAATCATAGCTTGTGATAAATTTTTTTCAAGTTGAGTGGCAGAGGGGGGTAATAGCGTTCTATTCGTCATAACCGGCAACCTCAACATAATAGCTTGTGCAATAACTCGCTTGATCTCGATTGATTAATATATCTTGTACGGGTTGTAGTAATTCGACACGTTGCACACCAACTACATGTAATGCTGAAATAATGGCACTGCGATTAATTCTGCGCCCAATACGGTGCTTTTCGGTTATATATGCTTGTAAATTAGCAATTGCCGCTTTTTTGATGGGTTCTGATTCAGGACCTGGATATAAATAAAGTTTTGCGTTTATTTTATATTCAATCAATGTGACAGATTTCACAGTAACACGATCGGCAATGGGGCGGCGGTTGTCTTGATTGACAGCGTCAGCGACAGTACTAATCAGATCGTTACTGGCAATACCGTTATTTTCACGAGACAAAATGGCGAGCGTTACGCATGCAGGCGCGGGGCTTTCAGCGGCGGCATCTAGTACTCGACCATCCGCACTGCGGGCATAAAATTCATAAGCGGCACGAGGACCCGCGACAGATAAGCCCTCAAATGCCGCTTGAATTCGTAGCCTAAAATCACTATCTGATTCTTTAATTGCAGGAATTGATGGCGTGACAGTATTATCTGCGTGTTGAATGATTAAGCGATACACATGAAAGTTAGCCCCAAGATGATCTAAGTCATTGCCTTTAGCATGAGCAATCATTAATGCGTGTGATGCTTCGTTGATTCTTTGTCTTAAGATCAATTCATAATAGACACTTTCTTGTAGTAGTTTAACGATTGGCTCACTTTCATATTGCAATGTTTTAGCAACTTCGCTTTGCTGTTCTGCTGGATATAGCGATATAAACTTTTCTTTACGTTGAGCTAATAAAGCTTCAAAGCCTAGTGGTTCGATAATATCTGGTGCAGGTAGTTTTGATAAATCAGTTAACGTGGCCATGTTGCAATCTCTATGTCACTGGTAAAGGTTTGATTAGGCTTATCTGTGCGTGAGCCGGTTAATTGCATGGTTAGCTTTTCGTTATCGGCAAAAATATCAACTGCATCCAGTTTTATGCGTGGCTCCCATTGATTTAGTGCCATTACTGTCGCTGAAATGACACGCAATCTTGTTGCTTCGGTGTTTGGATTATCTAAAAGTAAAAATAAAAAAGAACCATAATCACGGCGCTCTATGCGTGAGCCTATCGGTGTTGTTAAAATATCTTTAACGGATTGGTTAATGTGATCCATATCCGTAATGGTTCGTCCATTTTGGCTGTTCATTCCGATATAACTCATTGTGGCCCTCCTGTTAGATCACTACCAACTTTGACGCCACTATGTTTATGCGTGTCGAGTACAACGCCGTTAGACGACAATTTGCCTTGCTGATGAATTACGTTTCCGGTTAATACCCCCGTATTACCGCTAACACCACCTGTTGCGCTAAATGATTTAAATGTCACATGGTCACTACATTCAACAAGTGGTGTATCAAGGTGGATTTTAGTACCCGCTTTAGCGGTGATTTGTTCACTTGCTTCAATAACTGCTGTTTTTATGCCTTTTATGGTTAAACTGCTGTTTTTCGGTTCATATTCAAATGTTGCACCGTCTGGAAATGTTACTAAATAAGCATCTTCTGAAGTTGATGGCGCAGGGTTATCATTACAATAAAGGCTTGGTAATACGCAACCAAGTTCAAGGTTACCGTTAGGGCTTAAAATAAATACTTGTTCACCAATAGAAGGACGCCACCACGATCGGCTTTTGCCAGCACGATGAGTAAACCATGGCAACCAAGCAGTAACTAATTTTCCAGAACGGACTTTTACCCGATCGCCTTTGGTTTGATAAACAACGCCTTGGCGGATCAGGTTTTCAATTTTTCGTAATATATCGACAAGGTCGGCAGGGTGATAATTTTGCATAGCGTTATCATTATTATTTATAAGCAAACAATAAAGCTTATCGACTTGTAAAATTGATTTTTACAACTTACTAGCCAAGTGGGCGATAGTGATTTGCTCAATTATGTTATAGTCGTGTTGATTGAAGCCAAGCAACTTTCTGGACGGATATTTAATGGTCCAATCATCTTTTTTATTTACTCGTGCACGTAATCCGTAATGATGAATGTGTGTTATACGAGATACCGAATTAATAAATTTTACGGTAGCGCAGTTGCTGTTTGCTGATATGCGTAGATATTTAGTTGTTCGTAGCTTGGTAAACATTTTACGGCGAATCTTTCCCGTTTTTTTTCGAAACGCCTGTGGTCTTCTAGGTTTAAAAGAGGTGCCGTTTGGTTGTTTCTGGGCTGTAATACGTTTACGGTTACTTTCCCGTAGTTTTTTAGCAATTTCACGCGCTAATTTGGTGCGATTACTGTTATTTAGTTGAGTGAGTATGCCGTTTGCATACTCATGTAATTTATTTAATTCGTCGGCCATATTTCATTAACCCAATCAGGACGCATATCTATGGGTGGTTCGTCGGTAATGTGTTTGTATTCCAATCCGTTGCTTCCTTTTTTTACAATAACACGCTCTGTCAATTTCAGTTCAATACTGACATCGGTTGTATTATTGTTTAATTGCTCAATTTCAAATTTAATGGCACCTTTTCTTAGTTCAGGGTTTGCCATAAATTCTTGCTGATTGATATACATCCAACTCATTATTGGTACAATCAAATAATCAATGGGTTGTTCATAGTCAGTAATGATTAAATTAACTTTGTACTCATACTCAAAACTTAATGATTTGGCAGCCGTTGCTGTTATGTCACCGTCATCCACAAATATATGTAATTTATCGGGATTGTTTTTGATAAATAAATTATTGTCTTCAAGTACTTTTCGAAGTTGATTAATTTTTTTCATGCTGCTCCTGTTGGCATTGATAAATCATTTCGACTTGAACCGCACATTGATGCCATGCCGTTAAGATGGCTTGATTATCGTCAATTAATGAGCGGTTCTGCTTTAAATTATTCATGGGAAGATAACAAGGCGTTACGGCTGGACAGCCAGTTTTGATAATCTGTACTTCCTTTGATTTCTGGCCGTGCGTACAACCGCTTAATAACATCAGGCAAATCAGTATCAGACCACATACGTAATTGTTTATTTTCATTGATAAGTTGCTCCAACTGTTGTTGATATTGACGATTTAACGTATCAACTGCTTGCAGTTGATTTTTTTGTTCTATTAGTTTTTGTTCGTTTGCTTGATATTGATCACTAAGGTTAAGCAATTCATTGTTTTTATAATCAATGATTTCGATCAATTCTTGCTTGTCGTCTTGAAGTTGTAGATTGCTTGCCTGTAATTGTTTATTTTTGGTGCTTAATAGTTGATCTCGTAAATAGCCAAACGATAAACAGAGCAGTAATAGCAACCACGGTAACAATTTATTTTTTAGTAGATTTTGCATAGCTTTCGTACGCCTCTTTAAGTTTTTTGTCATAACTGTTTTTTTTATAAGCTGGACCGTTGTAAAGTTTGGCAAACGTTGAAAAATCGTTATTTTTCATTGCTTGTAATAGCTTGCAATTCGATTTATGAGAAATAAAGCGGTAAAACGCATCTAACTGCATTACTTCGCTTTCTGTCATACATTGTTCAAATTGTTGAGCTGATTCATAACCAAGTAGTTGCCAGTGAAAGCCCATAATTTGGAATAAGCCCCAACTTGCACTTTCAATTGCTGAATCAATATCAATTTGTTTGGCCAGCGTTAGTCGATAGTTTTCACGAGCACCACCTAAATAACCACCAGCAATTGAGTTGACTAAATCTGGATAAGTATTTGATAATTTTTCTACATCAAAACCATGCTTTTTAAGCTGACGGTAAAAGATATGCCTTTCAAATAGAATTACGGGCAAGCCGTTTTTAATACCTGATGAGCGAGCTTCAACTTTTGTTACTGCTTGTACCATAGCCAGCTCAACTTCTAGCTTATTAGCCACATTTTGCAATTGTTCAGTTGTTATCATTATTTATTTAACCTCTTATGATGCTGATGTTGATTTGGAGAACGGCAAAGCGTGCCAATGTTGCCTTTGCTTTTTAAAAAGCAGATCAGCAGTGCTATATTCATAACTACCTGAGCGCAGTAAGCACGGCTTAATAAACCGAAAGATGAGAATAAAAATACTGATGCACTTGATGTAATCATTAGCCATGCTAGCCAGCTATATTTGGCTTTGTATTGGCAATTTTCACGATCAAAGGTAAATAATCGAATAGCAATTAATAAACAAAGAAAAGCGTTAAGGGTTATCATGGTTTTCCCCCTTTAAATTTATCCAATAAATCAGATGGGTCATCAAACTTTTTAATTAACCAAAGAAGTAGTTTGACACTTACCGCTGATGCCACTAACGCACCAAGACCAAGCGGTACCTTGGTTTGAATGTTGGATGGAAAAAGTGGTATTAGTAAATATAATGTTATTTCGTCCAACAATATTCCAAGCGCAAACGATATAAAAAATAGAAGGGTGCGACGAAGAACCGAGATATGCTCTTCACTAATTACCAGTAAGATTGATCCACACAGTGCGCCTAAAATAATGCCATTTTCAATATTGGGATAAATCATTGATATTGAAAATGCACTAATCACTGCGGTGAAGGTTGTTGTAGTTGGTTCTGTCATTCGGTTAATCCCATAAATTTAAGCGTTTTTTTTCTGGCTCTGGCACCACTTCAGGCACATTTACGGCGGTACCCATGGGGAGTGTTGCCGGCAGTTCACAAAGTGTTGGGTTTTGTTGGTAAATAATTTCAACAATCCCTTTAGTTTTGCCAAAAACTCGATACGCCAATGCGTCAACGGTTTCATTTTGCATTGCATAAACAATCATTAAATTAATTCCATGGTTGATCGTGATTTACCTAAAATGTCACGAATGGCATAACGTGCATTGCGGTATAAGTTGCCCACACTTTCGATGTTAGGTTCAATGTCGCCTTTGGCTTTTGCTGTTGCATCAAAATTAATGTACTGTTCATTCAATAAGGCGTTTGCCCATGAATAAACCGCATGCTTGTATAAAATCAAATATTTTGATTCACCATTAATTTGCTCATCATTTAGATCGTTAATCGATGTAATACCTGCCGCTTGCTTTGTTAGCCGCCAGTTATATAAGTCGTCATTCACTGCAATAATCGCACTGGCAATTGCTGTTTTTAATCGCTCTGTTGTGACGGTACCGTCTAGCCGTTGAGTTTTTCGAACATCACTGATATTAATTGCTGGAAAAAACGAAATATTACTAATTTCGATATTGTCAGCTTCGTTAGCGCTTGCGATAGCCGTAAAGTCGTTCATAATTTACCTTTGTTAATCGGCGGTGGACAAAAGCGCTAACCTGCAGAATGCATTTATTGCTTTTGTGCCGCCGAGGTGTGAGGGTTCACTCGGTTAAGCATCGGTCTTATTTAAGGCCTTTTCTAATTCTTTAATGGCTGTTTTTACGCCACAACTTTCATCAAGCTCTAAAGCTCGTTTCAAATAACCTAACGCTTGATCTGGCTGTGTTTCTTTTAGTGCATAGCCGATGGCTTTATTTAGTTTTGCTCGAACCTGATCAAACATATCTTTATCAGCGACGAGTTCAGCAAATTTAAGCAAAATACCCGCATCAACAACTTGCTTGTTGCTAATCTGGGTTAGTGTGGTATTAGCTAGCTCTTCGGTGATGAGTGTGGCGGTTTGCCGTTGGTATTCATCAGGCGTAACCCAGTTATGTTTTAGTGCATGTTCGGCCAGAGGGTATGCTTGTTCAAATTGTTTGGTGTCTATCATCCAAACTAATAGGCGCATAAATACATCGTCTTGCTGAGCATTATCAGATTCAAGCACGCCGTTAATCCAATCCATATATTCAGGAATAAGTGTTTTTTTAAGTTCAATTTTTGCTTCTGTTGATTGAAATTTTTTCAAACGAAGGCGATCGTTATTGAGCTTTGCCAGCATCATTTCATAAGCATTGGTTGTTTTTATATCGTTTCTATTACGCTCTTTTTGAGCGTAATGTTTTTGTAAAAATTTTTGAGCGGGTGATACCATGTTATTGAACCTCGATGTTTTCAATTAAACAGCCTGCTTCATAACGTTCTACAACAAACGCCTCATTGGCAGATTGGTAATCTTCAATGCGATCACGTTTCGGGTTATCAATAATTTGACGGCGAGCGGTTCCATTTTGAATATAGATAGCCAAATTGCTAAATGAGGTAATAAGCATGGCTCCTTTAGGGAAATACGGCACTCGATACGCAGGTAATTCACCGATTGATTTTTTAGCCAGTAAAATTTGACCGGCTACTTTTTCGGTGTTTTTATCGGCTTCGTTAGCAATAGGGAAGTACTTATCATGAAGCAGGCCACGACCACAGATAACAACTAGACCGGTATCATCAGAAAAGACGGGATCAATTAAATTTTCAACCGCATCATAGACGAGTGCGTCCAAATTTTTATAATCACCACCATTGTTAGCGACAATAATTTTACCTGGTGTGAGTGTGCCTTCATTCATTACTCTTTCTGGCGCATCTTCACGGTAATGTTGCAACCAGCCTTTGTTGACATCTTGCAATAATGGGTTAGCGGTTCTATTGGATGTTACTGCACGGCTTGTGCCGTTAAAACCAATCATCATCCGATCTAATGCTTTTTGTTTAATTAACGCATCACGTAAAATTGTTTGGAAGTTCTTTTTATGACGCCATGCGTCTAATTTTGCATAACGGATTGATGTATCGTAGTTAGTTTGTTCACAACGATAGTTAAATTTATTAAGGTCGGAAATATCTACCGCTTGCCGATCTTGTGCTGTCGTGTCTGTTGTGCTGGCTGTTGTACCTGTTACGCCAACGCCGACTTTTTCACCTTCTTGGGCGTCAACAAATTCAAAATTGATTTTGCTTAAAAATTCGGATGATTGTTGTGTCCGTTTTTCTAATGTTTGGTTTACGGTTGGATCGACAGCAAAACTTTCACTGGCATTATCAACGCCGTTAAGCTGTGCAATGCGGTGTTTGAATCCGTTAAATAGCTTTCTTGTTTCATTTCTCATTATTGATTTCCCAATTTAGTTAATCTGTTTTGTTCTTTAATCCACTGTTTTAATTTAATCTACCGTTTTAACAGTCTGTTTCAACGTCGATCGAGCCACCAGCAGAAAGAGGGCGATCAGGCGAATCTGGCAATTCACTTAATAGCTCGACAAGTTCGGTATTTTGTTTTTTGACATCACTTAGCTCGTTAGTTAGTTCAACAATTTTGGCTTCCATTTCCGTAAAGCGATCAGTTGTTGCTGTGGCGAACTGTTCGATAATCTCACCAAGTTGTACAAATTTGGTTGAGTCTTTTTCTGATTTGGTTTTGAATAAGCCAGTTAGGCGTTCTAGCATTGAGCTAAATGTGGTGTCGTTTTGAGTGTCTACTTCTTCAAAATCAATCACTGTTTCTTCGGCAACGGTAAAGAGATTGTTAGGTGATTGTTTGCGGCTAACTAATGGGTTAACAGTTGCTTTTGCACTGAATTCTAAAAATTCAGTACCAAGGCTAGCTGGGTCGTCAGTTACCGCAAGACCAACAAGGTAAGCTTCGCCGGTGTCCGCAAATTCGTAATTAACTTCGATAGAGGTATAAACTTTTTGTTTAGCTTTATTCAGCTGAATAAGTTCATCGGTTGGTTCAATTTGTGCAAGCAATGCTAGCTTTCCAGCAAGCGGACCCGTTTTAATTTCTTCGGCTCGTAATGCTAATACGTCACCATAGCGTTTAAATTGGCTATCAGGTGAATAACCTTTGATATGTTCCAAATTGATGCGTGCACCATAAACATCACGATCATAATTTTCTGCCATTTGCTTGATCCATTCTTTTTGGATCTTACGCCCATCAGTTGTTGCACCTTCCACCGCAACACGAAACCATTTTGATTTAATTTTTTTTGACTTCTTAACGTCTGTGCCCATTGTTGTAATCCTTAGCTGATTGTTTTTGCCTTATGTTGAATTGACAAACAAAAGAGAGCAATTGGGGCAACTTGTAGATTGGTGTTTTACAAGCTGAACAAACATAAAAAAAAGAAAATGATAGGTAAATTGGCGTTACTAAAGGAGAACTTATGGTAAACGTCAATTTATTAAATCATTTAATTAGCGATAATACCGACCCAAGAAAAGCCGCCAGATCGCTGTATTGGGCTGGGTATCGTATTAGCCGCATTGCTGAGCTATTGAATGAAAATATTAATACTATTCATAGCTGGAAACGGCGTGATAAGTGGGATGAGTCATCAGTATTGGACCGAGTTAATGGGGTTCTTGAAGCGCAATTAATCCACCTTGTGATAAAGCCAAATAAGGAAGGTAAAGATTTTAAAGAAATTGATTTACTTAGCCGTCAGCTAGAACGTACGGCCAGAATTGAAAAATATCAAAATGGCGGTAATGAAGTTGATTTAAACCCTAATATTGCCAATCGTAATGCCAAGCCAAAGCAGAAACCTAAAACCAATCTTTTAACTGATGAGCAAATCGAAAAAATTAACGAACTATTTCATGATGGCTTATATGAGCATCAAAAAGTTTGGTATCGGGCAGGTTTACAAAACCGCATAAGAAACATTAACAAATCACGCCAAATTGGAGCAACTATGTTTTTTGCTCGTGAGGGTGCGGTTGATGCGGTGAATACTGGGCGTAATCAGATATTTTTATCCGCCTCAAAATCCCAAGCTTTTCAATTTCGGCAATATATTATTGATTTTTTCCACGGTATAGATATGGATCTGAAAGGGGAAGTTATCCACTTTCCACATAATGATGCCCGCCTTTACTTTTTAGGTACCAACTCTAAAACGGCACAAAGCTATCATGGTAATTTATATTTGGATGAGTATTTTTGGATTAATAAATTTTTAGAACTGCGTAAAGTTGCCTCTGGCATGTCGAGCCAAAAACGTTGGCGACAAACTTATTTCTCAACGCCGTCTAGCATTAATCATGAAGCATATAAGTTTTGGACTGGTGAGCTATTTAATAAAGGACGTAGAAAAGAGCAACGCATTAACGTTGATATTTCACATCAAGCGTTAAAAGGTGGCAAATTATGTGCCGATGGGCAATGGCGGCAGATTGTTACGATTGAAGATGCCGAGCAATTGGGATTTGATTTATTTGATATTAATCAACTAAAACTTGAATATAGTCCCGATGAGTTCGCTAATTTATTTTTATGTAATTTTATTGATGATTCATCATCAGTGTTTCCGTTATCCAGTTTACAACCGTGTATGGTCGATTCGTGGGATATTTGGGATGATTATAAACCATTTGCCTTGCGGCCACTTGGTGAGCGACCAGTATGGATCGGCTATGATCCGTCACACACGGGGGATAGTGCAGGTTGTGCAGTTGTTTCACCGCCGATGGTTGAAGGTGGTAAATTCCGAGTAATTGAAAAGCATCAATGGACGGGGATGGATTTTGCTTCACAAGCTGAAGCTATTCGAAAAATGACTGAAAAATATAACGTCACCTACATCGGTATTGATGCCACGGGATTAGGTGAAGGGGTTTATCAACTAGTTAAGCAATTTTATCCCGCCGTAGTAGCATTTAAATATTCAATTGAAATTAAACAAAGACTAATTTTGAAAATGCAAGATGTCATCAGACGTCAGCGTTTAGAGTTTGATGCAGGTTGGACAGACTTAGCCCAATCATTTATGGCAATTCGAAAAACATTAACGGCCAGCCAGCGTTATGTAACGTATGTGGCCGATCGTAATGAAGATGTATCACATGCCGATATTGCTTGGGCAACCATGCACGCAATTTATAACGAACCGCTAGAAAGTATTAGCGGAGCAAACAGTAACAGCGGTTTTATGGGAGTATTTTAGTTATGACAGAATTTACACAACAAGATGAAAAGGTAGAATGTTTTACGTTTGGCGATCGTGAGCCTTTAGCCGATGCAAAAGACTTATTAAATTATTTACAATGCACCCCGTGCGGCAATTGGTATGAGCCGCCAGTTAATTTAGATACGCTGGCCAATACCTTTAGTTCATCGTCATATCATAGCAGCCCGATTTATGTAAAACGGAATATCTTAACCAGTACATTTATTCCGCATAAATACTTATCACGTCAAGCATTTGAGCGAATCGCTAATGATTTTTTAATATTAGGTAATTGCTATCTCGAAAAACGGGCCAATATGCTAAGGCAAACCGACGGACTAAAGCCAACATTAGCAAAATATACCCGTCGTGGAATAGTCGAGAACGAATATTGGTATATTGATAAGTATTGGGAAGAGCATAAATTCAAAAAAGGGTCGGTGTGGCATATGCTTGCGCCCGATATTAACCAAGAAATTTACGGACTACCTGAATACTTAGCCGCTATTAATTCGGTGTGGCTAGATAACTCGGCTACTGTATTTCGTCAACGTTATTATAAAAATGGTTCACATGCTGGATTTATTTTATATTTATCTAATCCATCCCATAATGAAAAAGATATTGAAGAACTAAAAAAGGCATTACAAAGCAGTCGTGGACCTGGTAACTTTCGTAATCTTTTAATGTATGCACCAAATGGTAAACCAGATGGACTAAAATTAATTCCAGTTGGCGAGGTGGCCGCCAAAGATAACTTTGCTGATATAAAATCAGTAAGCCAAGATGATATTTTAACAGCTCATAGGGTACCGCTATCATTGATGGGAATTACGCCAAAAAATACCGGCGGATTTGGTGATCCAGAAAAGGCATCTAAGGTATTTGCTCGTAATGAAATCAAACCGTTACAAGATAGATTTTTACAGCTTAATGATTGGATGGGGGAGGAGGTTGTAAGGTTTAATCCTTATTTACTTGAATAAAAACAAACAAAAATGTTTATTATTAAGTTGACGTGATAAACATTTTTGTTTATTATTTAACTGTCTTAAAACAGCACGGAGCAATAATGAAACAAAGTGAGTTTTTAAGATGGTTAGTTGCTCAAGGTGTTGAGGTAAAGCAAGGGAGTAATCACCTGAAGCTTTATTACAACGGAAAGCAATCAACAATGCCAAGACATCCTAGCAAGGAGTTAAAAAACGGTACAATGATAGCAATCAAGAAGCAACTAAATCTAAATAACTAAAGCCCTCGTAAGGGGGCTTTTTTTTAAAAGGGGTTATTATGTTTTATCCTGCAAAACTAACTAAAGAAGATGATGGCTATACAGTCACATTTAGGGATATTCCAGAAGCAATTACGTGTGGTGATGATTTGCAAGATGCGTTAGAAATGGCTCAAGAGGCATTAGTAACAAGTATGGATTTTTATTTTGAAGATCATCGAAAAGTACCACTTCCTAGTAAGGCAAAAAAAGGCGAATACTTAATTGATTTACCAGCAAGTCTTTATGCAAAAGTATTGTTGCTAAATGAAATGATTGACCAAAATATCTCTAACGTTGAATTAGCAAAACGCATTCATGTAAAGCCACAAGAAGTACAACGTATTGTTAATTTAGAGCATGCAACAAAAATTGACACGATCAGCAAAGCATTGTCTGCTTTGGGTAAACGTCTTGAACTAAATGTAGCTTGACTTAATCACATAATCAAATGAAAGCCCCGAAAGGGGCTTTTTTTGTTATTAACATATATAAACATTCAGCTCACTAAATGTAATATTTGAAAATTTAATTTTAGCTGTAAAGCATATAGAGAAGCAATTTTTATTCTACACATAAGCTGTTCACAGATTTCAAGATCTCTTCATTGTGAGCGTTTTAGATGGGCTGTCGTTGATTTTTGATGATGATGTAAAGGCTAAAAGTCGAATTGTGATATTTTTACCCCACGCCACCCCCGGGTTAAAAGTGTATGAAATTGTGCAAAGTTGCAAATGCCACAAAAAAAGCCCTAGTATAAGGGCTTTGGTGATCCGTGATCCTTTTTAGATCTTGCGATTTCGTGCAGTATAGGTGTGCAGTAAAAATTTTTATGGGTTTTCCATTGATTTTGTTTTTAAGATGTTATCTTTTATTGGCTCCAACAAATCACGAATCCAAAACAGTGTAATATCCTTATCTCTTTCTGTTAGATGTTCGGATTCTGTTATAACACGGATAAGTAATTCAGCTCGTTCTATTTTTTTTGCTTTTTCTAATTTGTCCATTTTACACCTCAAGTAACTGTATATAAAAAATTAAAATATAGATCAACTTATAAATAAGCTATGAATTATCGCGCGATATGAAAATGCTAATAGATAAATATTTAAATTGCATTAGTTTAATCAATATCCATTAGTTTTATTTGATTGTTGAAATTTTCAATAATATTTGTTATCGTTATGGGTTATTGTTTTTTCGGTGAAATAACTAGATTCAGGTAACTTTTTATTTACATATAAAAAATGTGCTGTAGTTCACATAGTTACAAAAAAATATTTCAAGTTAATTATTACTGTATTATGATTTTATCATCCGTAAAATTTTTATAGATTCTCGTATTAGATGACAAGGAAAACTAAAATGACATCAATTGCATTAACACTTGAAAATATTGCAGCATCAGGTAGTGGAATTATTTTAGATGCAAAAAAATATAATGAACCACAGTTAAGAAAGATTGCTACTAAAGCTTTTGAGGGGCGAGCTAAACTTACCTTAAAAAATGCAAATAGTATGAACGGCCATCAACTCCTGAATATCGCTAAAGCAGGTAAGGGATCTGTAGTGTTTGATTTTACCTAATTTCGTTTCATAAATCTTCCAAAGCCCACATTGTGGGCTTTATTATTTTCGATTATTATTTGGCTTTTTTCATCACACTACACAATAAATCAGCAATGCAACTTACTGCGATTGTGAATTCATTTTTATCTGTGTAGTTTGAATTTAGAAGAAATCTAGCGAGTAGTTCAGCTTGTTCAATTTTTGCGTAAGCGCTTAAGTTGATAATAACGTTTTCGGATGTGTCAACTGGTGTAAGTTGGTTAAAGTTTTTCATTATATTATTCTCTTGATAAATTATTAATATAATCACCCCAAACCTGCTAAAATTTGGCGGTGAACCAAGCAAGGTTAGCAGACCGCTCAAGAGAAACGGCGAGCCTTCCGGCTCCCTCACTTAGTCCACCATAGAACAGATATGACTAAGCACGCATAAAAATACCGCACTGAGCGGTTATGCTCTCTTGAATACGCAAGCTGCTAAACTTGACGCTAGATTTTGCTAACGCATTTTTACTATATATCGATCTTAGTTTCATTGTCAACATGTGTATTAATTCCTGTTTTAAGTTGAAACGGTATAGATTCCTGAAAGTTTTTTACAGTCGTTATCAAATTTGGACTAAAAATCAAACTCAACAAAATCATTTTTAATCGGCTTTTTAAATCGGCTTGGCGAATTGCTAACGATGAGATGCACACCGTCTAAAGTGTTGTCTAATTTTAACCACTGATTTTCACTAATTTTTAAACTCTTTCGTAAATAAAGCCTGTTTATGGTGAAATTATCATCGGGCAAGCCAATTGTTTTCAATTGTTTTCTAATTTCTTCACGCTGATCGTACTGCGGTGATTTTTTAACCTGCGTACAGTTATTGACAGAACTCCAAGGGGCGCATTCGCGCCTATTTGAGACGATAGTCCATTTAATTAGTCGCGTACAAATAAATGACGCGGCGCCGACGATCGGCGAAAAGACGCCTTTTATTTTTTGTATGGTCTCCTCAAATTGATTTTGCTCGTCCTCGTACGAAATTCTGACGCGCAGATCTTTACGCTGCACCATTGCGCCGCCCTGTAATTCTGTGTATGCGGCCCAATCGCCCACATCGGCAGCGGCCAAAACCGGATCGATTGCTGGGCTTTCGACTTTTTGACTACCCAGTCTGCGGAGTTCACGCCAAACAGTTACAGGTGCGCCACCGATTTGCTGAAATTGGCGAATACCCCAACGACTTGCCCAAGCAGTCACATTTTTTGCCATTTCTTTTAGATTTTGTCCTGTTTCGTCATCGACTTCGTTATCAAGCTGATAACCATCAATATTTTTTGAGATGTACTTGGCAATATAGCCCGTTGCAGTGCCTTTCTCTTTTTCGATGTTCTCGAATTTAAAACGCGCGTGCTGCGCACCTTGTTCGTTGCCATCTTCTTCTAATGCGTATGATCGCATGATGTCGTAAACCCGTTGTTTATGTTCCGGCAGCATAAACACTAATATGTGCCAATGCGGTGTGCCGTCGTGATGAGGCTCTGCAACTCTAAATCCAAAAATTTTAATATTTTTGCGACTTAGTTTTGCTCTAATTTTTGCCCAAACACTACATAAATAACGTTGCGTGTCGCGTGGTGTGCCGCCGTTCCAGTTTTGAACAAAACCACCCTTGACGTGTACTGAGTGATATTTAGATGGCGCGGTCAATGTTATAAATGCCCCTTCATAGCCGTACTCATCAGCAATATCTTCAAAGCCCCGCATTCTTACCATAAGCTCACAACGGCGGATTGCAGGGTTAGCATTGGATTTATCTACTTGTAAAACAAGTTCAAATTGCTCGCCTGTTTCAGTATTTTCTATACATTGATTTTTCAGCCATTCTCGGTTTTTCCTTTTTTGCTCTTTCCATTCACCAATGCAAGTACGGCTTGCGTAAGGGCTTGCGGATTTCTGAACTTGTCCGGCAGCAATAGCCAAGTGTTCACGTTGAAAAGCCCATCGTCGCTTTAACTTGCTTTTCCACCACTTATCATCTGATAATTTAGCTAGCGCGATAACAATTTGCTGTTCACTGATTTCACCTTTTTTATAATCAGCAAAATAAGGGGCGACAATTTTTAACGGCTTGAGTTGCTCTAATGCAAATTTATAGATAGCTAATTCATGAGCGTTATCGCTCAACTTAAATTCATCTGTTTCTAAAAACTTGATAATTAGATTGTGCATATAGCCTGCAATCTTTCCGGCAAGTTCTTCAATGTCTATTTTGTCTAAAATTGGTAATCTCGATAATTGCTCATAAAATTCTTGTACAATCAGGCTTTCCCCTGCATTTTTGATTGCGTATTGCTGTTGCACTTCGGTACATCGAGTTAGTCCACAAGTGCGTAAATAAGTATTTGCTGTTTTTGAACCTTTTTCTTGATACAGGGTTGCATATTTGCGAGCAAAATAACTACCAATAAATTGCGGGACGTCACTAAAATACGGGTGAAAATAGTCATACTCATGCGGAATCTGCTCCCACAGTGGACGCTCAATAATTGTTAAATCACGAGGCGCACGGTGGGCTGTTGCGTATTGTGATTTTTGTTGAATGAATTTAGTCGGCAAAAATTTACCGACGGTATCGTAAAAATCACGCATACCAGAAAGCAGGGCATATTTAACCCTGTGATTTAATGTTGGTAGGTTTTGCGTGATTGTGGTCATGTTACTTGCTATGCTGTTTATTACGCATCTTTTTAGCCGCTCGGCGAGCTTTTGCTACACCTGTGGGCGTGTGCGCAGTTTTATTTTTGCCTTTGCCTTTTTTCAATTTCGGCGGCTGCATAACAACCGCTAAACGATCATGAAATAGGTTAGCTGAGTGTAATAAATATTTACGTATGTAGTTAAGCATTGTTATATTTCCAACTTGGTGGTTGTTGTTAAAGCATATCCGGCGTTAATACGCCAATAATCTCTTTTGCAGATTGACGATTGCCATTTGCTGCCATCGATCGTGGGGCGTCTATTGAGTGAAGTTTAAAACGGTGGAATATGTCGCGAGTGGCGCCATTGTCGCAGTTTGAAATAATTGCGGTTGCGCCCCTTGAAACGGCATCATACAAACAGTTAGCCAATAGCTCGGTGTCTGAGTAACCAAAACCTGACGGCGCATAACCAACAAAGCTATCTTTATGTTTAGTTAGATATGGCGGATCGCAATAGATAACCGATCCGGCACTAGCTAGCCCAATCGTTCGCGTGAAATCACGGCAGAGTAAAGAGGCATCGGAATAAAGTAATTTATTACTAAAATTAATCATTTCCGTACCCGGAAAATAAATATTTTTATGTTTTCCTTTCGGGACATTAAATTCCCCCTTTTTGTTATAACGGCACATCCCATTAAATCCGTGTCGATTTAAATAGATAAACTGAGCCGCTAACTTTACAGTCCCCCTAATTTTTGGGTGATTAAATTGATTTCGAATATCGTAAAAATCATTTTCTGTATCAAACAATTCTTTAGTTGTGTTATATAGCGTCGATAAATCATCTTTTAGCCAAGAATATGTATTGATTAAATCGTGATTAATGTCAGCCAAGATATAGCTTTTAGCGGGCACATTAATAAAGACATTACCAGCACCAACGAACGGCTCTATAAATTGACAATCACTAGGAAAGAATGGTAATAACTTTTCAATGATGCGACCTTTACCGCCCGGCCACTTCAAAAAGGACTTTTCTACACGCATTTTTATTCCTTAAAATTAATTATGATTTAACGAAATCCAAACGTGATAGTGAATGTGTCACCGATCTCCAACGGCGAGGACTCGCTTTTTAAAACGCTAATAACCCGAACGCCATAAACAGCAATCAACTCAAACAGTTGGGCGTCCACGTAAAAATTCTTGTACGCAGCGTGTATAAATTTTTCAAACATTCATTTTTCTCCCTCTACCTACATTTTTTAATTCTTCTAACTGTTGACAATCAAGACACAAACTGCAATACGGCGCCGCTTCACGCCGTGCCTCTGGTATTGGCTCTCCACATTCACAGCAATAAAGTGATGATTTGCCGGTGTAAACTTTTGCGCTTACATTTTTCACAGCTACAGCGGCAACTGTTTCAATGTGTGCTTGTGCTATATCTGCTAAATCTGCCATCAAACATCTTCCCGTTGTTGTGATCGCATTGCTTCGGCTTCTTGCTCTAACAGCTCGGCTGATTCGATCGGTGTTAGATAATTATTGCGGATATGTACCGCCAAACGCTCAAGTTTTGCGGTAAATACATCGCACAACCCTGATTTAGTTTCTTCTTTTGCTTGGTTTAGAGCCTGCAATAACGCATCTCCAGATAATGTTGTCATGTTCATTTATGCCACCTTTTTAGTTTCTTTCTTAAAATCCTGTTCTTCACATAGTGCGAATGCATCGATAATTGCTTGCAACCGACGTAAACCCTTTTTCAGATCGTCAATTTCGTTATCTGTTAAATTGTCGTAATTCATTTCCCAAGTGTGAGTAAATTGACTGGTTGCGTTGTAAATGGTTGTTGTGCGCGGTTCGATGCCTGATGCGTTCAGCAGTAAACGCTTTTGCCCAGGCTTTAAATTGTTAAAAGCAGAACGGGCTAAACTGCGCTTATTGCTTAATATTTGGTGAAACTCACGCAATAGACTGCGTGGTTCTATAGTTTGATTATTTTGCATTGTGTTCATGTAACCCCCTCCCCCTGCAATGTCCAGGATTGAGTGCGCCTAGGCTCACTTAATTAGCCATTAACTTTTTATGCAACTTAATTACTTTACCGTTCGACTTCTCAACCCAGCCTTTCTGGTTATGTTGATTGATTTTGATATAAATTGTTTTCGAAACGCCGGCGCATTTCGGGCTTAAATAGACTGCGTAGCTCATTGTTTATTCCTCTTTAATATTTAACTCAGGGTTAAACGCTTTAGCGCCCTCAAGGGTTAAAGCCACCATATTGATAAAGGTTGATGAACGGTCGTACTTGCCTGTGATTTGTTTTTTGCGGATAGGTAATTTGCCTTCACTAATGTATTTTTTTACCGTGCGTGGATTCATGCCTGATACACGGGCAAATTCATCAACAGTGACATAAGGCGCTGAAATAGCTATTGATATTCTTGGCGTCATAGTGCATTATTCCTAGTTAGTTGTTTTTATATTGTCATATATGTAAAAATGAATCTGAGATTAATATAAATGAATCTTGGATTCATTTCAAGTGTATTTTTGCATTGATTTGAGATTCATTTATGAAGATAGATTTTGAAAAAGGTGGAGCCGCTGTAATTGATAGGGTTATAAAGGCTTATGGTTTTAAAACAAAATTAGAACTAAGTAACCATTTAGGCACTAGTGCGTCTAATTTGTCCTTGAGATACAAAAGGGACTTTTTCCCTTCTGATTTGGTTATTCGTTGCATGGCTGAAACAGGCGCCACATTAGAATGGTTGGCGAATGGTCAAGGTGAATTTTTACCGAATGAAAAACCAAAAGAAGTCGTTCTAACAGATGAAACGTTAGAAAAATTGGAACGACTGGCCAACCTAAAAGAAAAGGGTGCAATAACCGATCAAGAGTTTAACGAATTAAAGGCTAAATTGTTTTGACAGGAGACTAAAGGATGAAAAACAATCATCTATTTTCAGATAAAAAACTGTTTTTATTTATGATTGTTTGTTTCTTTACATTTGTGTTTTCTATTTCATTGGCAATTAATTACGACGAAAAATCTATAATGTTAGGTCTTTTTATTGTCGTTTTATTTTTCTTTTCAGCTTTAGGGTTTTTAGTATCTTTTTTGTTTTTGACCGTAAAAAAATTAATAACAAGCACCAACAAAGTGGTTTTAAAATTTAGTGGCTTTAGTTTCTTAATTTTTTGTACATCAATTCTTTTCGTTGTATTTGTTGATAAAGATAATAATAAATTTTCATTGTTGTTGCCATCATTTGCAATTGTTATCTCTTTTTTTTCCTCAATAACATCTGCCCTTTTCGTAGCAATACGCTTTATTTTATTCAAGTTAATATCAAAAATTAATATTTCAAATTCTATACAGGTAGAAAAAGGCAATGATTCCCCAAAAATTACTGAACAAAAAGATACAACAAGTTCAGATACGATCAATTTTGGCACAGCAAAATTATCTAAAAGCTCACCTGAAAAAATTCTAAAATCCAAAGTTAAAAAAGCAATTAAAGCTGACGCAAAAAAAGAAAAAAAACAGAATCCAGTCAGAAGTATTTCTTACATTCCTCCAACTGAAGAAGAAAAAGAGAAAAAAGCTAAAGAACGTGATCGATATTTAAAAGATAATTTTGAATCTAAACTAAAAACCTTGTGGGTAGGTTCAAAAGATATTGAGTTTTCTTATTCTGATGCAAATGATGATATTAGCTATCGTCTTTTAAATTTAAATAAGGTATTGATTAACCAACATAGTGAAATCTATTTTTCTGGTATTTGTGCCGTTCGTGATGAAATCCGAACATTTAAGGTAGATCGTATTATATCCACCATTGAGTACAATTATCATGATTATAGTATTAAACAGTTTTTAACCCAAGTTTTACAAATTAGCAATAATGCTGGAAGTTCAAGAAAAAAAAGTAAAGCTAAAAAAGAAACGTTTGATGTCCATTTTACAGGGTTTAAGCAATCTGATAAAAAACGATTAATCGAACTAGCAGAAGAAAAAGATCTAACAGTAAGAAAAAGTGTTACTCAAAACTTGCAAATATTGTGCATAGGTTATAATGCTAGCCCCAACGGCGTGGCGAGAGAGCTGGCTCGAATTGCTAAACAACAAATCCAAAAACAATATGGCCAATTTCCAATAAAAATAAACGATGAAACATCATTAGCAAATATCACTGCTGATGGACAATATATTATTTATGATTATCTTTATAACGATAACAGTAAAAAGTACACACCAGAGATGTTTGCCTTATATGTGCAAATGATTTTCGACAAAAGAGCCTGTGAAAATAATGACTTTGTATCATTATTTCGAAATAACGATCTTCAATTTGTGTATCGCTATACATTTAATGATAAAAAAACCATGTTCGTATCTTTTCGAATTGATGAGGTTTGTGATTAAAGAAACCCAATACAGCAAGAGAAAAAGTTTTATCTGATGATACCATTTTACTAGGATATGATGATGAACACTCATAATTCATTAATATATAAATCAATTATTAACTATGTTGAATTAGAAAGTCCTGAATTTGCTATTTTACTAAAAGGTCAGTGGGGTGTAGGTAAAACGACATTTATTGAAAAAATATTAGCACAATTAAATAAAAAATATATTTATATATCATTAAATGGAATTTGCTCTGTTTCTCAATTATACGATTTGTTGTGTGAAAGTATTTATTTAGATGGTTTAATGGATAAACCTTCTCAAGGTAAAGTTAATATACGTGCACTTTCAAAAAATGTGTGTTTAGGTATTTTTAAGTACTTAAAAATAGATTTCGATCCAAAAAAAATTTTAGAGTCATTTAACTTAACTGAAGATAAATTGCTGGTTTTTGATGATGTAGAACGATCTTCTGTACCATTAGAAAGTATATTCGGTTTCATTAATCAATTTGTTGAACATAAAGAAAATCATGTAATTCTTATAGCCAATGAAGAAGAAATTATAAACAACAAGAATAGTGAAAATAATATT